CCCCCGTTATCATACAAGAGTGTATGAACTACGTGGCTGATGCCAGTGGTAAAACCAATGCTATATCTGGCTGTCATGATGACACCGTAATAGCAACAGCTATAGCCCTTGAGGTTCTCCGTACTCATGGAGACAGGTTGACAACTACGCGAGTATCCTTCAGGAACCAAGCGTATACTCCTGATAACACTCAATGGCTATAGTAACCTGAGGGTCCCTCTCTTTTCCGAGGGGCCTTCGTGGTTTAAAAGTTTCCCATAGTCCTCCACTATGTAAGATGTTTTCTTTTAGGCGGTTATGCTTCACATCTCGGGAATGAGAAAGATAGCAAACTGCCCCTAATTCCAATAGATAGATTTGTAGGGTGTAGATACCCACAATTAAAGAGGTATATAGATGTCAAGTAATAATGAAGATGGATACAAAGTACAAGTATCCGATGAGGACCTAACCACACTCCTCGACTATAAGTTGGCACAGTCTAGTTCCAGCTTCCTAGATACCTCAGAGCTATCTGATGAACGTCAGAAGTCAACCTTTGAATACGCAATGATTCCTCAGGGTCACCTGAAACCTCAAGGTGTATCACGTATTGTATCGTCAGACACAGTTGAAGCTATTGAAGGTTACACCGCAGTACTCTCTGAGCTACTGTTTGACAATAACAAACTAGCCAAGTTTAAAGCATATGACCGTACGCCACTGGCCTACCATAAGGCTACTGCAGCATCAGAGCTGATCAACCACTGCTTGTTCGCCAAGAACCGGGGTTGGTCTGTTATGAACACATGGCTTAAGTCAGCCTTGATGTGGAAGCTATCTGCAGTGACATGGTCATACGTAGCAGAGGAAAAGATCTCCTTTGAAGAGTATGAAACAATCGACAGTACTGCACTTGATGTACTACTGGCAGATCCAGAGATTACCACAACAGGTGATATCTATTTAGATGAACAATCAGGTAACTACCTTGATGTACGCCTTAAACGTACTAAAGTTACCAACAAAGTAATTGTATCAGCTGTACCACCTGAGACCCTAAGAGTCAGCAGAGGAGCCACAGGTGTACACGATGCATCCTTTGTAGGATTTGAAGAAGAGATGACACGGTCAGAGATCCGAGAGCGTTGGCCTGAGAAGGCTGAAGCTGTTGATTGGTCAACGGTAGAAGGTACTGTTAACTTCTCTAACACAGATTCAAGCGCACGTAAGATGGCTATCGGTACGACCCTACTATTAGGTACTAACGATGACAACCAATTAGAAGCCACTGAGTCAGCTGTTGTACTCCGTTGTTGGGTATACGTTGACCGTGATGGTGATGGTATTGCTGAACTTAAGTACGTTGTCAGGGTGGGTGACACTATCCTTTATGAGGATGATGCAGATCATATCCAAGTAGCCACCTTCACACCGTTCGAGATCCCCTTCGAGCTTGAAGGTTTGTCTATGTCAGATATGGTCAGACCATCTACACTGGCGTCTACAGCTATCTTACGTGGCTTTGTTGAGAACACTTACTTGACAAACTATGCACCTAAGATTGCAGACCCCAACGTAGTAGACTTCTCTGCATTGCAGAACATGAAGCCTAAGCAGATCATTGCATCCAATGGTAACCCACAAGGTGCAGTTGCATCTCTGCCTCCTGAGCAGATCTCAACAGGTACAGTACCCTTGCTTCAGTTCTTGCAAGGTCATAAAGAACAAGCCACTGGACTGTCAAAAGCAGCCCAAGGTCTTAACGATGCCTTATATGTGTCTGGTAATTCAGAAGCTAAGGTGTCACAAGTGCAGTCCGCTGCACAGCTACGCATCCAGTTCATTGCTCGTAGATTCATGGAAACCGGTGGACGGGAACTCCTTGAAGGTATCTACAAGACAATGCGTAAGGAAATGCGTGGTGGGTCTGTAGGAAACTACACAGGCAATCAACGATATCTCGATGTGTCCATAGATGATCTACCCGGAATCGAGTACATGACTGTAGAAGCAGATGTTGGTGATGCCAGTAATCAGACCAAGTTACAGAAGTTACAAATGATAGGCCAACAAATCCTGCCAGCCCTTCGGGACGCTGGTGCAGGTGCTGTTGTAGCTCCAACTGCAGCTTCCACTATTGCAGTACAAGCGTTTGATGCGCTAGGTTTAGACCCCCTTGACTATCTTATTGATATCAACACAGAGGACTTTAAAGCTAAAGCAGAAGAAGGTCAGAAGCGTGATCAGGAAGCTCAGGCGAAAGCCTCGAAGCTCGAAGAGTTGACACAGAAGTTAGCTGTAGATTTACAACAAGCTAACATTGACTATACAAACGTACAAGCCCAGAATGCCATTCAAGATAATCTTAAGCAACTTATGGTTGCACTAGATAAGTCTGAACAGGAATGGTCGAAGTTAGCCTTAGATGCTGGTAAAGAACAGCAGCCTATGCCCACAAAAACTAACATTGACACACTGTATGCAAAGGCACAAGCACTCGTGGCTAACGTCATGACTACTACTGCTGGAGCAACAGCTGCCCCAACTGCACCTGAAGAGGCCCCTATGGGAGCACCTCCGGGAGTACTTGGATAAGGGGGTGATACTGTATCTGACTGCATGGGGTCTCAGTCTACATAATAGACCCCAAACCTAATTAACAAAGAGACTAACACAGATGAAGAAGTATAAAGATGGCATTGACAAGAAGGTCAAACCACAACTTCAGTCTGATGGTAACTACCGTCCGGGACCTTTCTCGGATGCCAAGACTGCTTTAGCAAAGGCTACTTTCTCTAAGAAAGAGAGAGATGAGTTCTTTACTGAAGCGTATGGCGACATACTATCAGATCTATTTATGAAGTGGCTAAACACGGAGGCACACTGCACCAAGGAAAGAGAATATCTCTACCATGTGGCTATGGGCTTAGGCTCCGTTAAAGAACGATTGATTCAGATAGAGACTTACGGTTTCAACCAAGAGTACATTGATCAATCACATTTAGAAGATGAGGAACAAGATAATGATTCCAACTAATACGCTAGAAGAACTCCATAAAGCTGAGTTAGACTTACAACGATCCCAAGTATCCCTAATCCGAGAGATGGGGAGAGGCCACGAGAAGAGCCGATTACATGCTGGTACCCTACAAGCAATGTCATCCGCACTAACCTTCGTGCAAGATAAGATCGTAGGCCATCCTGACAACATCCTTAATATCCCCAAGGTGATAAATAAGGCTCCCGTTGCAGGACAAGCTAAGAGTAAGACCAAGTAAATGAGGACTATAAGGGATAACAAATTATGAGCAACGAAAACATTCCAGCATCTACCTCCAACGGAGATGACGCTGCTTTCAATGCTGGTCAACAACCACAGAGTTTTGATGACATTCCAGTACCGATGGGGCCAATGGCCAAACATTTAGGTATTGAGATTGATCTACCAGAAGACGATGTAGAGCTTGACCCGGAAGATTCTGTAGATGAAGTGCCCACTGAAGACAATACAGAGGAAGACGAAACAGACGATCAAGATGATGACGCTTCAGATGAAGAAGATGGTGAAGAGGATGATGATGAATCTACCCAAGACACCGACTTACTCACAGAAGAGGACATTGATTGGGACTATAAGGTTCCAGTTAAGATTGATGGAGTTGAGCAACACTTAACTCTTGAAGAGCTCCGCAAAGGTTACGCGACTGATCAAAGCTTGTCTAAAAAGGGAAACAAGATTAGTGAACAACGCAAGGAGTTTGAGACTGAACAAGAGTCCAAGCTTACAGAACTAACTGGCATGGCTACATTACTACAAGAGCAACTTCAAGGTGAAGAGAACGCACTTGCAGCTGAGTACCATGACTTCGATGAGAAGATTAAGACAGCCCGTAAAGAAGGTAACACTTATGAACTCTCAGAACTAAAAGATCAGCGTGAGACTGCTCAAGATGCCTACTGGAACGCCCGAAAGAAGCGTGAAGGTGTGGCTACTGCTGTACAGGAGAAACAACAAGCTCAGCTTACTCTCCGTCAGCAGGAACTCTCGACTAAGTTTAACGTTGATATTGCAACACTTGTGCCATCATTCCAAGATGATGCTGCAGCTATACAGGCCTTTGCCGTAGAAGAAGGGATTCCTCAGGAACTCCTATCAACTATCGCAGATGCTAATGTTATCAAGTTTATTGATGACTACCGTAAGCTGAAGCAGAAGGCTACTAAGGGAGCTG